TTTTCTTTTTGCAGATCACCTCTAGGTTTGTCTACTATCTTATATTCCATTTGGCCTACCTGATAACAGTTTTCTTTCAGGTCCTTCATATACCTGCAGATACCCCAGTACAAAGAGCCACTTACCTCATTCTTTACCTGCTTCATTATCTCCTTGTTCTTACCTGCTAATTCCTTTTCCCAATCTACTATAGGTTGATACACTTCCTTGTACATAGCATCCTGCTGTACTTTCATCTTTGTACACGTACAGCTTATCTGCTATGATATCAAATCCTATTATGAAAGTTTTATTCTTCATTTTATTCAGGTTTGTATTTACTTATATATGCTGTTACAGTTTCCCAGGTAATGCCCAGATTTGCATCATGGTTTTCTATCATTTCCTCAAGTGCTTTTTGTGCATCTTCTTCAGATAATTCCCAATGATTCATACTTGTCATACTTACAGCACTCATCATATCTAATACTGTCCATTCTATAGCACCTTTCATTCTTTGTTCATACTCATCAAGTATCTCTATTATCTTTCTGTTGCTACCTGAGTATATATCATCCATTTCACGTAGAAGTGGCATTATTCTTTCTTTAAGATCACTGTTCATTATTATTTGATTTTATAAAGTGTCCTTTAGCATCTCTTTTTGGTGGGACTGCTGGATTTTTACTTACTACTTTCTTTTTAGAATAGAATCCTTTTGGAGCTTTTTGTATTTTCTTTTTCCATGTTTCAGTCAGCTCCCATTCTTCTAGTATTACTTCTATATTTGCATAACATATATCTATAGAAGTATTTTTTTCTATATTATCTACAGATAACATTACTATTAGTGCATATTTACCACTAGACACTTCTTCTTGTACATCTTTCCTGAACCATTCTTTTACACTTTTTGGATCTTTGGGTATTTTATCAGCCATATCCCCTGCTGTTAGTATTAATACCCCTGGATTTTTACTTGATTTTAGCATTTGTTATTGTGTTTTATTAAGATCTTTAAAGTCTTCTTCTGATATTAGTTCATAATGTTCTTCACACACATCACACCAACAGTTCCCTTCATCTTCCGGATCACCATACTCATCTACTACTTCTTTTGTATTTGGCCGGTACCACACAACCATTTGTACCTGATCAGACCCACAGTTACTACATACCTGCTTACCTAAGTTCTTTAACATACTACAATTTTTTCTTTACTTCCAATATAGAACCTCTATGTAGTACCGGATACACATAATCTCCATCTGTATCTTCATACATTTGTTCATACCAATCACCTTCTACGCACTTTTCCATGCTACATTCAAAGTTACCGGCACATTCTTCTATGATACTGTTAGCCCATTCACGTAGTATCTCTTCTACAGCAGCTTCTGACATACTCCATAGTATAGCATCTTTAGCCATTTCTTTTACTGTCTTCATAGTAATTTCTTTACTTTTAATATTGTCTCATACATATGTCCCAAAGAAGTTTCATGTTGTACTTGTGCACATTTATCTACTATCTCCTCACAGTATTTCCTCAGTATCTGTTCTTTATGATACGTATTGGGTTCACTGTTCAACTCTTGCATTACATCTACTACCTTTTTCATGCTAGTATTTGTTTCTTTAGTTTGTCAACTATTTCTTTTAGTTCTACAAATTGCTTTACAGTCAATTCAGGTAAGTCAATTCCTATTTGATACATTACTGTATCTATTACTTCATTTGTCCACTCAAGTACCATTGACTTACCTGCTTCAGACAATTGCGGTTCAAATACTTCTGTAAATTCTGATACTGTATTTGCCATTATACTATCTTTTTTCTTTTAAAATGCTTTACTATATCTTCTCTCAATCCTTCGGCGTATACATCGGCCCAGTCAGTACAACCAAGGCAGGTAAAGTGCCAATCACTGACATTTACGTGTTTCATAAAAGGATATTTTTCATTCATTGCTTTACTAGCTTTCTTACCTGCCGGGTCCGAATCAAATGAAATAAAAACTTGCTTACCTTCCAACTTCTTTATAAGTTCTTCTGTATAACTGGATGCACTTTCATTTTGAAGAGATATAACACCTAACTGCGGAAAAAGATTACTCAACACAATACGATCCTTACGAGATTTTGTTATTATTATCCGTTCAAATCTTTCTATGCATTCTTCATTCTCTATTACTTTACCTGTATTAGTTTTCCACTTATCCTTTCCTTTTCTATTTGGGTAGTATATCTTATACCCTTTAGCATTTTTGAACCGGTAACAGAAACACAACTCACCTTCATTTATCTGCTGTAATACCCTATTCAGGTACCACTCTCTTACCGGATATATTTCCTCTTGCTGTAGTTGTCTTTTTCCTATACCATACTGTTCCCAATACTCCAACTCATTCTTTCGCCATCTACCAACAGTTACCTGGATATAAGTATACTTCTTTTCATCCAGTACAGGTTTTACATATGACTTTACAATTTTGTCATACTCAGCTTTACCTGCTGTAAGCCCTAAATCATGTGCTATCTTTTTAAGAGCATTATGAAAGTCAAGGCTATACATTTGTTGTACAAGAGCCACACAATCTCCATGTGTTTCAGGTACAGCAAAGTCTTGGTGCCATAGTTTTCCATCTCTCAGATATACAGAGAATGAAGGTGTTTCCTGTTTACTTACAGTAGGATTTTGAAAGGGTGTACCTACAGTAAATTCTCCCAGGTAATGCCGGTAGATTGTGAAAGGATCTGTTCTTTCAAATACAAAGTCTGCAGTAATTACAGGTTTCTTTACTCCAAACTGCATTATTGGAAAATTTTACTATGTTAAGTCGGATATTAATTCCTCTATTATTTCTTGTATCTCTGAATACAATTCACTTCCCTCATTATACGGTGCTAATCTTTCTGCTTCATCTCTACTATATCCATTCATGTGTACAAGAATAGCCGTCATAATTTTGTTTACTTCTTTATTTCCTAACATATCTAATTTATTTATAGATCATCTAATTGATGTTCCGTTAGTTTTTTTCTGGCAAAACTATTCAATAACCCCAAATACATCCTTCTCATTGAGAAAAACTCTTTTGCCCAGAAAGACGTTACCTGCCTTTTTGTATTACCTTCACCATCTACTACAGTTTCATACAAATTACCTTCAGGTGTTTGTTTTGTCTGTTCTTCCCACGCTTCTTCTGACAAAATATTTGCCGTTCCTACTATGTCTATTTCTACAAATACTTCTTTCTCTTGATTCTTATCCATTCTGTTGATTTATTGTTTCTTGTAGTTGGTCTATTGCCTCTTGTATATTACTAAGTACCTGTTCTATATTTGATATAGCTTCTTCTGCTTTTTCACCTTTTTCACCTTGTTGGAATGATTCCGGCATATTGTCAAAATAGTCCTGTTCATCATCTCTGATACATTCCAATTCATTATGTATATCTTCTAGTTTATTTATACATTTCTGTATTTCTTCTCTTCTTGCTTTGTTCATATTGTTTTATTTAAAACGTCCAGGTAAATGCTATAACTTACCTGGACGTTTGCTACTATTATTACAGTTCTTGAATTTCTAATACATATTTCTCTATAAGAGCTTTATACTCTTTTTGGAAACCAAACATCAGATCTCTACCTGACTTACTTAGGTTTTCCGGGAATGGCATTTCAGGTAAGTTCTGGAACACTTTTGCCAGTTCTATCTTACTTTGCATTTCCTGGATCATATCTTCCAATGAAACTGCTTTCCTTTTTGCACCAGTATTTGGTGTACCTGCCTTTCTACCACGAGGTGCTTTAATCGGAGGTTCTAGCTGCTGTATTTGTGTTGCAGCTATTGTCTCATCATTTGTATGTTTTCCATCTTCGTATATTGCCATATCTTTTTCTATATTATATTCTTTTACTGGTTCGCTATTTTGTTTTATTGGATCTATTGCTGCTATATACTCCGGAGAAGTTTGTTTAACTGTTGGATTCTTATTTTCTTCTTCAATTGCCAGTTCTACCGTTTCCATCAGGAAATCTATTTCTTCCGGTGTTACACGACTGTCACTTTCCAAGTACTGACGTATTTTAAATGTTGAATACTCTTCATTCCACATCTCTACCAGTTTCACAATTACTTCTTCATGTACATCATTGATATACATTACTATTTCTTCTGTACCTTCTTCTAAGATTGCTGAATTTACAGCCGGATCAAATATCCACTTTTTCATATTTATTTGTTTTGTTTGATTGTTTTTTAAGATAGGAAAGGAGCCATATTTCAGACTCCTTTCCGGGTTGTTGTGAACTTATGGAAACTTACTTATTAATACGCAGTATCATTTACCGGTTCAGATACAGGAGTGCTACCATCTTCGTTACGGAATGTCTCATTTGTTGCGTTTTGGTGGGTCTGAGGATCAAACTTCTTCAACCACCCCAAAGTATATGCAGACTTTTTAAGTCCTTTCTCAAATGATTCAAGTGCTTTACGATTACTCTCACTATCATTCCAGTTACCTGAATTGATTGCACCTACCATTGACTTGAATTTCCACTCCGGCCAATACTGATTGTACATGTTCTGGAAATGACTTACTTTACCATCTTTATCAGATATATTGACAATTGCAAGTGCATTTATCATACCTGTACGTTCATGACCTACATTTGACCGGAACTCATCATTTACGAACTTATCTATGTTACGGAATGCTCGTTTTACATCTATGAGGATATTTGTATCTACTGCATCTACACCAAAGAATGCAACTCCTTTATCAAACCATGCTTGCATGAAATTGTACAATGCTACTTCTCCCTGAAGTGCTTTACGGTATTCAGATGGTCCATACTTCTCTACTACTTTACCTGTTGCTTTATCTTTCTTACATACATTGGTAAATGTTTCCAAGAGATGTTTCTCACTCTCTTTCCGGCACCACATACCCTGCGCATTTACCCAGTCATATTTAGTTACCTTCTGACCATTTTCTTCTGATTCCCATACTGCATCTTTATCTGTTATACGGAACTTAGCAGGTAAGATAATACTCTTATCCATCTGATTCTGTAACTGGAATATTACCTCTACATACTCATGTCCAGCACTATCTTTTCCTTCAAATTTATTCTCAGGTATAATCTCTCCTTTCTGATTGGTTTCTTTATATTCATACCCCTTAAGATCTGCCAGTTCTTTCCTTGACATGTTTACCCCTACTACCTCAAAAAGGCCAAATCCTGTATAAAGGACATTATTAAAATCCTGCTGTGACTTTTCTCCAAATTTCATAATAAATTTTGTTTAATTTGTTGTTGATTGTTGTTAATTATTATTTACTTTCTTCTGTTATGAATATTTTATCCCACTCAAGTTTACCACTGAATCCAACCAAGTGAGGTGCACGTACTCCACCTATCTTTTGATTATCACCTACAAATGATACCATAAGATCTCCATCTTCATTCCACACGTTTCCTATTGCATCTACAAGTCGAGGAAGTACATCACGGGTTTTTCCTACGAGAGCTAAATCCTTTACAAGAACTTCCTCTCCACTTTTATTGGCTACCATCTTATCTGCGACATGGCAGATAAAGATTGTACAGATTTTACCAAGATCTTTCAGTACGTCATAAATGTCCATTATTGCCTCACGAGTATACCTATAACCGTATCCCTGTCCAAGAGTCAATACACTTTCATATTCCGGATGATCCGGCTTTAATATTTGACCATTAGAATCACGATTAAATTTTTTACCCTGTACTGTCTGCATATAGTTGAATGTACCTACCCACTCTGCAAGAATATCCAGTTGAGATATAGTATCTATAGCTACATAATCATACGGTCTACCTGCTTCTTTGATTGTCTTTGCCAGTTCTTTGAGCCAGTTATATACTCCTACCGGTCCGTAGTTTTCTGGTGGAGATACTACCATACCATTTACGAACTCACTTCCTTTTTCTACGTCTACTATAAGACAGTTAGGTAATTTACTTACTGCAGTTGTCTTTCCAGACTTGGGTTTGCCATACAAAATCATTGTTGAGGCGTTAGTTCTTAATGCTTTTCTAGGAGCAGTTGGTAGTACTATACCTGCTAGTTTCTTTTCTTCTTGTTGTGTACTCATATATGTATTTGATTTAGTCTTTTTCTATAAGTTCAGTTAACTTTCTCAATATTTTTGTACCGAGATCAATTGCATCTTGTTCAGTTCTTTTCTCTTGTATGAAGTTCATTGTTTCTTTATTACAGAAGTTTACTAACTCTTGCCATCTTTTTGCATCTGATTCCCACACCTCTTTACATTTTTCATACATCTTATTAACTGCCTGATATACTTCACTTTCGTTGCACCCATCAGTCATACCTGGATTATTTGAGTTTTCTGCTTGTTCTATACAGCTCCATTTCAGGACTTCTTCTTGTTCAGTGTTCATATTACTCACTTATTTGTTTATTTTACTCTTCATTTTTACCCCAATCTATTTCTTTACTTGTTAAGGATATTAATTCTTCACATATATCATAATATATGTCTGTTTTATGTTCACTTAATCCTCGTATTTCTTTAGGATAACTATAATTAAGTACTTGAGTACAATTATCAATTAAATTCCGCCATTTTATATCTGCTTCTATTAGTTCTTTGTAGTGTTGTGTACATTCTTTCCATCCAGATGCATAGTCTACTATAGATATACTCACATCTGCTATACCAGCATAGGTATCTTTTTCTTTCTTTACATATTCTAGACATTTCTTTGATAGCTTGTCATCTGTCAGGAACACACTATCAGTATTCTTCATCGAGTCCATAATGTACCCATAGTTTTAGTATTGTTATGTATATGTGATTCTCTGCTTCATTTTCTTCTTCCCACTGTAGTATTTTCTCATCTGGCCAGTCTTCTATTTCTACACCATATTCATCTGCTACATATCCTATGTAGTCTTTATGCTCATCTTAGATATTGTACTCCAGTAGCTTCTTGATCTCTTCCAGTAGTTCTGTATTATCTGTTATCATATTTTCTATGTTTACCAGTCTATATCTATTGTATATTCACCAGCCTCTATTAGCCCCTTTTTATACAGGTCATTTGCTACAGTCTGTATGTCTGGATAGAAATTTCTTTTCCAGAATAGATTAATATATGGTTTATCTTCAGGATTTCCATTCCATTCATTGACATCACGAGACAACCACACATTGAACTTTACCCCCATTACTTCTCCGTTGATTTCTTCAGGTATAGAGTCATGCATCTCTTCATTATTATCCCATTCCTCAGGGATTGTTATATTGACCATACCTCTATCCTGACATCCTTCCTGCTGTTGGAATGAGTAGGGCTTGTTATATGTTTCTTCTACTACTCTATCCCACTCTTGGACTGATATTACTTTTTTATTTGTATACTTTATCATTTTGTTTGTTTTTATTGTTTACCGAATGAGAACCCACTTTTCTTCTGATACTGCGGCTCCTCTTGTGGACTGAAGTAGCTACCATTGATTACCTGATTATAGATTTCTTCAGTCATTTGGTCTTTCTTTACTAGTTCTCTGAATATCCCCGTCTCACCTTGCATTACCATACCTGCTCTTATACCATCACTACCATAGGTATTCTTCAATATTTTCACACTTCTGAATGGTTTACTACCTGTTTCCGGATTGATAAACTTCCTAGCCTCATAACCACCTACATCACTTGTATTGTACCTGAGAGGATCGAACAGGCTTAGTATTACATCTGCTGCTTCTGCAGGTGTACCTGATTCCTTTATCTGATCTACTGTAGGTTCAAATTCTCCCATCTTTTGATACTGTACACTGCCTAATTCCCGGTTTATCTGTGCTACGAATACAGGACTATATCCATACCAATCACGCCATTCCTGACTATACTCAGTTAATTTATCTATGGCTTCTTTTTTATTGTTACACCCTTTCTCAAGTCGTATCAGACCAATGTGATCTATTATAGGTATTACAATTTCATTTTCATTGTCAGGTATATACAGTTTCTTCTTTTCACTTATCTGCTCAATTCTTCCACGAGATTCTGCAAAATCCTTTATGTACCTGTAACAACCTGTTGGATTTGTTGCTCCTTCTACTACAGTTACATACTCCATGAGATCATTGATATAATCTTCATACATCAGAATTAGATCATGCTCATCATGTGTAATTGTTTCTTGCCACCAACCTAACATCTTGCCTATAGGTATAAGAATGCCGGTATCCTTGTAAATTTTACGAGTTAGCCACTTTGTCTTTGTGTATATCTTACTTCTTTCAAAAGAGAATAGAATCGGCTTTACTTTTACAGGAGTACTTCTATTATTTGCTACCCACCAGTCATGTGTATTGAGTATCCATGCTTCATACGTAAAACTTGATTTACCGCTATTATGAGTTACTGTCATATCCTCTAACAAAAATAGATTATCACCAGATAAAGTGAACCCATAATATTCATCTACAATATCTTTCTCTATTTTTATACCTGTAGACAAGGCATCAGTTACTCTAGTTGATTGAGTTGCTATCTTCTTACGTGGTATTATACACGGTATTTCATATAAATTATTTCCATTTATTGTTATCCTATAAACCTGACACTCATATATTGAGTTATCCTGTCTCTTCATAGTAGCTTTTTTAGGAGCTATAGATGTATAATAACCTAATGATCTGGATAAATATACTACATCTTCTGCTAATATCTTTGATTTTAGAGTTATACTATACCCTCCATTCTCATCTTTACTACCATCAGAATCTATTATACCAGCTAATACTCCTAATCTTATTGTTCTACTGTTTTTTACATAGTTTTCTGGAATATGTTTGTTATTTAATAAGTTAGTACTAGTTAGAAATTTAGTTAACGGATTTTCATTGTTTTTCCATTGCCATTTACTACCTTTTGCTATTTTTTCTTTATCTATACATGCTGATAGATAGGTTTGATTAGTACCTACTGTATTTGCAGCATCTGTAAGAGAATTATACTCTACTATAGTATCTCCTGTTATCTGTAGTACTTTAGGATCTGATACTATATTATAGCTATACTCTCCTCTTTTAGTTACTCTACATCCATGAGCAGATGCCCATTTCTGTATATACTCTACTACCTCAGAATCTGCAGATGTTATTTCTGGTTTACTAGAAGTACCATCTCCTAACCACATACCTAACAAATACGGATCTATTTCTACATCTTTATTCAAGAAGTCTATACCTACTTTATATCCTAACCAGTCATGTAAATAGTTCTTTGGTTTTTTCAGGATATCCTTAACAGATATATTTACAGTAGATACTTCTTGTTCTCCATATATTACAACTCTCTTTCTTTTATTAGCAAGAATATGTAACTGTCCAGGTATAGTCTTTTTGTTAATAATCTTTTTTCTTATTCTTCGTAGATGTAAAATATGATCACTATTTACCCTGTAGTCTATTCCTTTATTTTGCCTTATCCAGTACATTTGATCTGTACCTCTTTTCAACTCTAGTACTTTTCTAGGTTGAGAGTCCGGTCCCATCAGTTCATCTCCTACTTTTACATCTTCTACATTTCGATAGCTTCCGTCAGACATGATTACTTTAGTTCCCTTAGACATACATCCTGTACTTCCAAATACCAAAGTCATTATCTTCTTACGGATAGCTATATACTTATTCAACTTTGGAAATCCTACAGGTACAGAGGTATTTTTACCGGTTCTGCCATTTTCTATTTCTCTGGCTATCTCTTCAAATTCTGATGTCATATATCTATGTCAGTTGATTGGTATTGTTCAGTCTCTACTTTTTTGTCTAAGTATGCTACATATACTCTTCTATTAAGCCAGGTATCGATGTTATTCATGTACTGCATCTTATTCTCATTTCTGTAGTGCTTATAGGACTCCTCTTTCCGGATAGCTATTTCATTCTGCAGTGCACCTATTAGAGTATCTACAGTTATTTTATCTTCTTTCAACAGCTTATGTAACTTGGTCCGAATACTATCCTTTGTACCCGGTTTAAGTATCCTTTCTGATTTGAACTTTATACCTTTATACTCAAACTCTGCATACCTGGGAAATGCTTCCCAAAACTTATCAAACTCACTATCAGATATCTGTTCTTTCTTTTCTTTCTTTGGTTTTCGTTGTTCCATCCACTTTTCATAACTACATAGTTCATATACTTTAGGTATATATGGTGCCTTAGAATCTACTGGTATATATTCTTCTACCTGTTGCTGTATATAGTCTCGTATAGAATTAAATTCTTTTAGTGTAACTGCCATTTTGGTTCCTTTAAGGGGTGTTAAATTTACGTACAATTATTCAGCTTGTTTATCACTTTTATCTATTTCTTTACCTGCTTCTATTTCTCTTTTGAATATAGTATTAGAGCCATATGGATGAGCAGATGTCTCACAGAACTCCCATCCCTGCTGACCCATCTTATTGAGCCATTTTACATATCCTTCTCCGCTATATTGACTATATTCTCGTATATATTCCCACTTCTTCATCTTTTACCTGTTTTTAAGTTTCTCAAGTCTTCTAATTGCATTACTATATGCGTTCAGTCTTGATTTTATATCTTCATCAGTTTCTATTATCCAGTAAAAGTCCACTTTCTTAGCTTCCCAATAATCCATACTCTTTCTGTACCTGGATATCTCCTGATCTATTCTTTTATTCCTACAGTATCTCATCATCTTTACTATCTTCTACTACCATTGTTGCATTAGCTATAGTGTCTTTGTTATCTCTTTCTAATTGCATCAGTTCTATTGCTGCTCTGGTCTTTTCCATTGCTATTGTAGGTGATTTTTCCATTATACAGATAACTTTATCTTTTACGTGTATAGTTATTTGTTTTTCTGGATTTTTTGTAGCTTTACTATATTTGCCTACTTTATAATGTTCATATCCTACACAAGCTATTTGAATACTGTGACCAACATCGCCCATATCTGCTTGATCTAACCATCTCTGTATCTGCCAATACATATCTTCAAGAGATACTATCTTATCTTGTTTTTCTTTTTCCATATTTTGTATTTATTAAAACAATGAAATTTGACCAGTTTTCTTATTCTTATTAATACTTATATATTCAGGTTGTATAGTTTCAATTATTTTCCAGATTTCATCTATGTAATATTGTTCATCTAAATCATATTCTTCCCACTTAGTATCTTCTGATATTCTATTTAGTAGTTTTTGATGTTCTGATTTAGCTTCACATTTAGAAAATGCTCTTCCTTTTTTATCACTGTCCGGATTCTTTACTTTATACAATCTTTCTCCGGACTTACTAACTATATACCTGACTATCTGATCATATTCACTTGTTTCTCCTGTATTTCTGTCAATACCTTGATAACTATAATCTCTGGATGCTTTTTTACCAATTGTATAGTCGTAGATGTTTCTATTAGTTTTTATATAATCTTCAGGAGATATTCCGTCTTTATACCAAGCAGTTAATCCTTTGGCCCGAACTTTATTACTTTTGTTTTTATGTAAGAGTTTATCTATTTCAAATACACCTTTAGTTTTTATTTCACCATTTGGTTTAATAGCTATGTAATTGTTTACATCTCTCTGTACAAGTTTTTGATAATCACAGTATTCTAATTGACCTATCTTATCATTACCTACAACTACTTCCCATTCTTTACAAATTTCATAGTATTTATCTTCTAAAGGTCGTGGTATATAACTTACAATGCCATCTGTATTAGCAGATATGACAGATATACCGACATCTTCCAGCCATTCTATAAGCATAAGTATTTCAAACTGATTACCTATAGTGCACATGTACATTACTTGAGGATCATATTGCCAGTTACTAGCCTCATTAGTTTTTCCGTATCCTCCGCCATTGAGAGCCAATTTATAAGCTTCTGCCAGACCTGCATATTTTCTTTCAGTCTTACCCATCTTCTTATACTCTATTCTCTTATAGATAGTTTTCTCGTAGTTTCTGTTCCATTCCGGTCCCAGATGAGATGGATATAGTTTCCTTTTATTGATAGCATTCGGATACTGAGATCCTATATCTGCATCTCTAAGTATGTATGTATCTGTACTTTCTACTATTCTTGCAGAATCATGACTATGTATACCTCCACGCATGATACTGTATGTAGTATTTCCATAGGTTACTATATACTCTTGATCACCTTTGGTCATAGTAACTTTCTCATTCTTTACCTGCTTTAGAAGATCATTGAATTGTTTTGATTTAAACTTTACATATTTTGGTATACAATTACCGAATGTAAATGCTGGTGTAGGTTTTCTTTTTTGTCTCTTCTGATAGATATCATCATAATTACATCCGGTTTCTTGCATGTACCCTTTCTTATTTATTTCATCACCTATCTTTACATCTGAGTAGTTAAGTACTGTATAGTTGAACTTTAGCTCTTCCATGATATCAAGACGAGCTTGAATCATATCCTTTCCTTTATAGAGTTCATTATCTGTATCTCCTATTGTTATCTTCCAGAATTTATATGTTGCTTCTACATCATTCCAACAATAGTCAACTACAGTTTGTATCTCTTCATCTGTAAGACATTCTTTACGCCAATCTACCGGCATTTCTTCTATATTAGGAAGGTCCATTGCAAACTCTAAAGTTTTCAGACCTACTCTTCTATTTTTATTATCATAATGATGAACTCTAAAGAGATCTATCTGTTTTATATCCAGATAATTTTCCCGGTAAATAGGCTTTTGTTCATAGTTACTTCTTTCTATAGTATCCTTTGAGAATTGATAAATGAGTTTTATGATTTGAAATGTTGATTTATCATACCAATCTTCATGACTTTCCAGAATGTATTGTATTACCTGACTATCATAATTGACATTATTATAACCTACACCAAATTCATAGTCTTCTTCTTTCAGATGTTTTATCATTTCATCTAATTGATTCTTTCGAGTTGATATTTCAAATGAATACTTTTTATCTTGATGTGGAATATAACAACAGTACAAAAACATACTGCACATACATTCAATGTCATAAATCGACACTTTCAACTCACTAGTTACCATATTACTCTCCTATTTTATACTGTCTTTATCTGCTTCTTTTTCTTTCCACAACATATCTCTGTATCTTTCTACATTATCCTGTGCTGCTTTGTAACTTCTTTTCCATCCTTCCATCTCTACTTTGTACGGACTCCATATTGCCCACCCTGCGTACATACCTGTAAAGAATGATATAAACCCTACTACTATTACTGTTATATCTGATCCTGATAGCATGTATCTACTTTTTTGTGTTGAGAAGTACTATTATCTTTTCTATTACTATTACTATAGCTATTCCACAGAGTATTACTAGTATTGTCTTCATGATTCGTCTTTTATTTTTGTGACAGGTACAGGAGCTAGTATTGCTGCATCTGTGAGGTTAATGTCTATCAGTTCTATACGGTCAGGTATAGTGAGTTGTACCGGTTCTTTTGCAAGTGTTTCCAGTACTGCTTTTTCTATTGCATCTTCCGGAGTTATTACCAGTTTTATATTTCCGTTCTTAATTATGTGAACCTTCAATGTTATTAGATTTTATTGTTATATAATATTATGTCTATTAAAGTCCTTTCTTTACTTTTTCAATACATCCGGCGTATCCACAGAGATCTATCAAAGAATCACGTTTCTCACAGTTATCTTGATTTGCTCTACATATTTTAAGCCAAGCCATCATCAGACCTACTTGTTCTGGAGTAATAGTTGCTTTTGTTATTACTTCCCATCCTTTTGCAATGTCTTTGAAGTTATCTGTTGTTTTACCATAGTCTTTCTCCCGGTCACCGTAGATAAGTCCTTTTGCTTCATCCATTACTGTAATAGGTTTTGGACTTGAAGGTTTTGGACTTGAATAAGAAATAGCTCCTTCAGAAGTTAAAAAATGAGGAGGATTCTCTTTTATAAACTCAGGGCGAGTATTGCCTCTTTTTACTACTTCTAGTACATACGCAGGATAAAAATAGTTACCAAGTGGACCATTAATACCTTCTATTTCAAGTTCTACTCCATAATTATTTTCAGTAGTATCTATATTTGTAACTGTACCTATTTTACCTACAGTATTATCCATTACACTATTTATCCAATTAGTACCCCATCCTCTACTTTGTGACTCTGCTTTTTCAAGTACTTTTACTATATCTCTTACTTCCAGTTTCAATCTTTCAAGTGCTTCCTGATGTGTTTCTAATTTCTGTTCCATTTCTATATTGTTTTTTTTATTTGTAGATATGTATTGGATAGTAGTTATCTGTCAAAATACATTATCTGAATGAGTGTGTAAAATTACGCTTTATAAGTTGCTATTCTGTCAAGAAGACGTGCACATCTTACCATTGTTTTTTGTTGTGCTGTGTAGCCGGTAATACGTGTGTTACGGTCCAATTGAAATGACTCAGCTTTCCTTCTTATCTGGTCTTTTATCAGCTTTAGTTCCCGGAGTATTTCTTCTCTCCTCTCATTAGATTTTACTCCACTATACCTGCCGTTATTGAAGTATTTATTACTTACTTCTACTGATGGTTTTTGTTTTTCAGCAGGTACATGAGATTGACATGATCCGAGTGTGATACCTGATAGTACCAGAATACTTTTTGTAATTGTTGACATGATTTTTGTTTTTGACTGTGAATAATTATTTTATCTTTTACTTACTCAATTTCCTGCCATTGAGGTACTTCCATTTGAATGGCTATCTGTGTTACAATTTCTTTCATCGTATATCAGTTATGTTTGCTTCGTTAAGATTTTCTTGAAATACTTTCATTGCTTCAGGTATAGAATCTTTGATGTAAGAAGACTCTCTGAATACTTCTAAATTTTCACAAGAATGAATTGTAAGTTTCAAAAGAAGTAATTCCCTTTGTGCATGGTAGATGATTTTACTATCTATTTCTCTTAATTCTCTCAGATTTTTTACTTCTTTGTTCTTTCCGTACTGAGCACCTATGTAATACCATAAAGCTGAATTAAAAATTGTTGCTACGGTTATTATGATTATATCTACTATTGTCATTTTATCTTGTTTTAGATTCCCATATAGGAGTGATTACTGTGCTTACTACTTTATATTCCATTTCTGTACCTTGTATTGGTTTTGAATAACGAGGATCTATTATCTCATCAGCTATTCTTTTAATTTGTTCTCTTATTCGTAATGGCTCTCCTGTTAGTACTATTATTACCTGACTGTTTTCAGGATTTACATGATCATTTGGAACTTCTATTGTCATTTTAGAATGGTATTTGATTGTTTATAATCGGATTTACTACAATTACTTCCCGGAGACCTATCCATATTTCTCCATTTGTTGCATAGAAACCATTTACAGATGATTTAGATTCAACCTCTTTCTTTACCTGCTTTTTCTTTGTAAGGCCCCAGGAACCAAGTAAGTTATTTTCTTTTAGCCAGGTAAAGTACTTAGGATCATCATCCATTACTTCTTCAAGAGTTGCTCCTTTGTGTTTGCCATACGGTACTATACATTCTCTACAGAGCATCTCTGTTTTCCAATCAACCGGTATATCTGATTTGTACTGATTAGAATCATTCTGATAGATCTGTTTTACCTGCTTTTTTCCAAATTGCATATTTATTCAGGTATAGGTAACAAGCATTTATGTTTTGTTACAGTTACATGTCCTAAGTGATGGTGTGATAGTATTGGACCTATATGACCGGCTTTTACCATTAGTTCCATTATACCTTCATTTTCAGAATAGTTCTTTATCAATACTTCATCCGGTTCCAGGTATATGTCAGGTACATTTACAGTTGCTATTGCTGCAGTTTCTGGATACCCATCCTCTTCTGTCAGATATTCTATTGCAAGTCTACCTGTTGTTTGATACCTTTCTACTTGAGGTATCCAACTATGAAAATTCTCTTCTACGTAGTTCATCTTTATGAGTTTTCGTATTTTACTACTGCTTGTATGAATGCTTTGTCTATAAATACTCCTTCTCTGTATTGAAATTTATCGAATGAAGCTCCTCCAAATGGTTGCCATCCAAGTTTAATATAATCTTTAATTGCTTCTTCCATATCTGTTTGATTACTACTTGTAACTAATCTATAATCTATTATCTTACTCATCGTCATCATCATTTTGGTGTGAAATAATTTTATCTCTATTCTCCATATGAGCATGTCCTCCATAGTACACTATACCTGCTATTACAAGAGATATAAATCCTACTCCTTGTATGGTTAATAGATGATCAGGTACAAAGAAACTTCCTACAAGCAACAATGCTGCTATACCTGAAAAGATCCAGGTAAGAGTATTTATTATCTTTTCCATATTGTTTATTTTTTATACAGGTATAGTCGTATCATATTTTAGGCGGTTCAGGTAGTTCAATTGTTACGGTTACGGGTTGGACGGTATACCCTATGTCTATGTAGTGCTTCCATAAATCAGGATTTTCGGTGTGCAGGGATTGAGATACATAAGGACTATACGACAAAGTGCATATTATTGGCTCTCTGCTATCGTTCACCACCACGTACATCTGTTTTGTGTGTTTCATCTTGCTTTAGTTTAATTGTTATGGAATCGGTTGGCAAAGTGCAAAGTTTATTCAACTGATGCATGGTTCTTTGGGGCGGTGTTTGTTCTAAATCAGCCATGCAAATGTGGTGGTCTGACCAGTTACGCCTATACATCGGGCAATCCCCGCATCCCGTTACTGTTATTTCGGTTGGCATTGGTTGTGGTTTTTCAGGTAAACAATAGCATCATAAACAGCATCTACAAGGTCGGTGTATTGACCGTTGATGGGGCGGGATAGTAGGGCGTCTTTTATCAGGTCATAATGTACACCTGTAACCTTATCCATCACATCCAACGCCACACGATGCAGGACGTTAAAATTTGTCATATATGGCAAGTCAAATAATAAGGTTACTTTGCCAGATTTTTTAAACCAGTTCTCGTACCATTCGTGAGGAGTCCACCCATCAAACTCCGCAATTTCTTTAATCTTTTCGTTCATGTTTTTGGTTTTTAATTGTTTGAATACAGTTTATACAAATGTGCCTATCGCACCCGTCTCTGCTTAGTTGTTGTATCTCAAATGTAGAACCTATTGGTAATTTTTGCATTTTGCAGAAATAGTTAAAGATTTTCCCGTGTGCTTCTTGCCATTTGTACACATCTCCGCAAAGGTTGCACTCAACTTCTATTCGCTTCATGTTCGTATGTTTTAGTGTAGTAATCGGATGCTGATAGGTCTGTTTTAAGGTTAGCCGAGAACTCAAATGCCCTCATTATCACTTCCCGCTCATATTCGAGGTTGTCGGTGAGGATTTGGATAGCACGATTCAGACCTGCTATTTGTGCCTGTTCATTATATGCTTCAAGTGCCGTTATTTCAGCCTCAATCTCGGCTATGCTCTTTTGTAGTGGTGTCTGATTCATAATACCTCAATTATGGCGTGGCGACCTGTGATGGAATGGTGTTGAAGGAGTGATTTGAATTTTAACAAGGTGATGGATTCACCAAGTTCGATAGAAAGATTCTGTACCATCTCTATTAATGGGCTAATTGTAAAAGTGGTGTCTTTATGTGAGCCATCCCAATTATCCACAAACATAGCCGCCTGCTTCTCCGTTATCGTGTCGGTGGTGGTGATTAGGCGGTAGTTTCCTGTTGGAAGTTGAACCTCAAGTAAGGTACGCCACTCTTCATGGTCAGGTTCAGGGGGATTGCCAGAAAAAATAACCATGCAATCAAGACATGTAAATAGTCCTGTGTTATCAACGTGCATCAGTTCGGCTATTGCCTCGTCAGGCACTTCCACAAACAGCAGCGTGCGGTTGTTAATTTTTATGGTTTTCATTGTTTATATTTTAATCCGTGAACAATACCTGCTTCGTAGGCGATGTCGTGGGTGGGGTAGCAAAATGGCAAGTCAAATAACATTCCCCCATCAGGACATTTTTGACCTGAGCAAGACCAAATCCCATCTGAGCATTCTGTACCCACATGCACCCCTTTACTTCTTAGCCAGTCAGCAGCTTCGTGAAGGGTGGGTGCGGGTGCAATTATCCAATCGCTCCATATTGTGGAATCACGTTTAACAATCGCCCCGTCTTCACATATGCCATATTCACACGGCACATCATACCCTGCTTCTTTCAGCAGCACGGCTGTTTCTTTAGATACTCTCATTGTTGGTTGGTTTTAAGAATAAATCAGTTCGTCTATTGCAGCCCATTTCACAACATTAGGCACTTCAAAACCATCGGTGCTGTAGAAGTCCACAAACTTAGTGCCATCAAGCACACCTGCATTGCAGGTGCATGCCCGAATCACGCCTGATGAATCTCGTGTCAGTACTACGTCACTTTGTTTCCCGTCATAGTTTCCCGTCTTGTAGCAGAACGGGCGTGCATCTTCAATGTTTATCCAGTTCATTTCTCCTTCGATTTTAAATACTCAAGATATTCGGCTTCGGTGGCGGGGGTGTACCATTCGATTTTATTTGTTCCTTGTTTACCAACAAATGATACCTTACCCGCAATATACATATCCACCTGCAAAACATATTCACGATTATGTATAAACCTCAAATACCTCGGCATCTCGTTCAACTCCCTGCCTTCCGACCAGTGCATTTTGCGGAAGCATCTGGGATATATGTCAACATGAAACGCATCATCATGCGCACACCCCACGTACAATTCCTGATAATTGTTACTTATAAGCATCCCCCCGTCTACGGTCAATACATCCCCAACCCTAAACGGGCTATTCGGGTAATCTGCCTCAACCATGTAACGAGGTGTTAGTAGTGGGTGTGTCATTGTGTGAGTGATTTAAAGTTATCGGGTTGGCTATAATAGTAAGAAAAGAATCGTGTCTTAGCAGTGCATGTATCAGCGTACTTGCCTATCCAATCGGCAAACGCACTTTCCTTGCTGCACATTGTTTGTTCCATTGTGCCGCCATCAACATAATATTCATTGTAGGCGATATGGTAAATTACATACTGCTTAGTTGCGGTGTTGTACCTGAACTCGTAACCAGGTGGCAATGATTTTTTGCAGTCGCTTGTAGCCGTGTCTTGTGGCAATACTCCATGTTTTAACAGATACTCGCCATCAGCTTTACGTTTTTCTTTTAGCAAAATGGTACATGTATTGATGTCGTCATGCCAATCGTGGATAATTTTATGCTCCTTCCATACGAATGTCCAGATATACCCCCTGCGCACTTCCTGTTCAACACGCCCATTACTGCACGATGCCAATAATAGCGTTGCGGCTGCAATTACAATAAGTTTTTTCATAACAAAATAATGCCCCGACCTGTGCGTAGGTGTCACTCAGTTACCTATCCGATTGGATATGATATGCAGCAGGTACGGGGCAATTAATAAGTTCATAATAACTGAGTGACGATGTAAAAGTAGTGAATTATTTGGATTGTGCAAGGGCTGAACGGAAAATAGTTATTTCAAGTACTTTGTCCTCGCCTAATCGAATGGTCAGCGTGTCTTTGTCCTCGCCTAACTTTGCATCTACATGCTGGATAATCGCCTCGTAGAACTCCGATTCAGGCACTACCCGCCTGTCGGTTGTCATTACATTTGGGTTCTTCTTAGATATTGCCGATATAAATATCTTTCCCGTTAACGGGCTGGCACATAATCTGTATTTATCTGCTATACTCATCTTTACCCCCTCTCCTGTGGGGTTGTTTTAGTTAGTGTTGGCAACTTCAACAAGTCCTCCGATGATAGGTAGTGGGTGTAGCCGTCACGCAATAATTCCCAACCTGAACCGCTTCTAAGGATAGCTGAATCTTTGTTTCGCATGTAACGTGTGGGGTAATACAGTGTTGGTTCTATCTCCCGCCACATCGGTTGGGACTGTTGGGCGGTGGTGTAGCCGGAGATGAATGAGTACTTAGCGGTTTCCTGTTGCCCTGCATCTGATTTCATTGCATGGTCGTGGGCTATCTGTTCTACTGTTTTCTGTTCCATTGTAGTTCGGTGTTTGTGAGTGAGAAATAAAGGTTTTGGAGTTGGTGGAGGAAATTTGTTGGAACTTTAGTAACACCAAATAATGGAAATATAAAGTTACCCTCTTGCTTAATTATTCTTATTTTTTCTTTTTCTGAAATATTTATAAGATACCCACCAAATTCGTCTGATGCACATTCAAACCCACACTCCTCCAGTATTTCAGGCGTGAGTGGGATGGGTGCGTAGTGTTCGCTACCGTTAACTATTGCCAGTATGGTGTTTGCGTTCACTTGTACATACTTGCCACGATGTAGCACCCAATTACCGATTCTTAGTTCGTTTGCTTGCATTTTGTAAATGATTTAGAAATGTGAGAAATAGGTCATGCTTCTTCTGTCGACGGGTTAGATGGAGTACCATTTTCGTTGATTTTATTTAATGCGGATTGCCATGCTTGTTCTGGACTGTTTGCCCAGTTCGAAACTTTGCTGCTAATTACTCCCGGCTTGTACATAAATACAGCATATACATATTGTTTTTCACTTTTTGGATAACCATAAGTGCGTTTAACAAACGCATCCGGATACACCTGCAATACCTGTTCTTTTGCTATCATAGGTCGATGTTTATTAAGGTGAGGTGGATGATGTTAGCAGGGTAGTCAGTGAATGTAGTAAATTTCCCTTGATATATTTGTATAAATTTATCCAAACTATCTATGCCAAATCTGCGCTGTGCATTACTCGGACCCATCCCCAATTTCCCCACCACTTCCCTCAACTTCTCATTAGTGCCGCAATCAATGCAGCAATCGGTCTTGATTAATTCGCTAAGGTTGTACATGTGTTTCGGTTTTAGTGTGAATGTTGCCGGTTGTTGTGAGGTAGGTATTGTTTGAAATTTGTATTACTTCTCCATAATTAGAAACGTAGTTAACGCCAGTAGGAATGCACCAATTAGACAAAAGAACAAATGTGCCTTGTTCGTGTCCTGTTATGCAAAAAGACCCACTTTTGAAAACAACTGATGCTGTATAATCAACTGTATCTGTAATTTTACCGTCTGGCGTAACATATGGAACACTTACCACATCCCCCTCATAAATCTCTACACCGTTTCGGTCTTTGAGGCCTGTGTATTGCTCAATGATAAGTATGTGCCACTGTATCGGGTCTTTGGTGGCAATCTCTACAAGTTCGGGTAATGTGAAGTACGAATACCTGAGCAGTATTGTGTTCCACGCTCTGAATTTTATCTCTCTCATTTTGTTTCGGTTTTATCAAGTGAACTAATCGCAATACCTGCATCAATAAGGCTTTTTATACCCATGTATCCGATGTCGTAATTGCGTGAACGGAGGTAGTCGGTTATCCTGCTTGTGCCAAAGCTGCTGATAATGTATTTTGATTCGTTTGTTATGTAGATATAAAAGCATTCTCTGCCATATTCGTGCTGTTTTGCGGGTGGAACTATTACACAGGTGTCTACATTTACACCATACTCCATTGTAACAAATATCCTGCCTTCCCTTACTATTTTTTGAAGTTTAGCCTCATCACCTATTGCCATCTTTGCCACCTCAACCGCATCCTCATCACTTATGGCAGATAGGGGCGTGAGGATAAGTTTGTATTCAGACAGATGGAACGAACACGCATCTAACAACGGTTCTATTATACCTTCTCGTTCTACTTGTGCGTTAATGTACGCACCTGCTATGTTTTGTGTTAGTTGGCTCATTTCTTTCTGTTTTTAGCCTTCTGCTTTTTTGATAGCTTCTTTGGCTGGTTAAACAATGATTTTTGACCTTTGGTAGGCGGTGCAGGGGTAAAGTAATTCATTTGTCCATCTTGAAATTCAGACGAACTACCCATCAGCATCATGTACGGCAATAATAGTTTTGTTAGTTGGCTCATTACAATTCATTTTCAAAGGTTATCGTTACGGGTGTCGTGCAGGGGGTGAATTTATTTTTAAAACGCAGTGTTGGTTCTCCTGTTTGTAAATCAGTTCCGTAAAATCCGCTCTCTGTATGGCAGCCTGTTGTTCGTATGTAATCTTTGCCATCCGTTACCACCATCGGTCTACTCCAGTCAATCTCCCTCGACTGCGGTTCGGTTGTTTTGATTGTTACTTTCATTGGTTTGGTTGTTTAGCACCCGTACACACTAGGCGTATCGGATTGGTTAATGAATTTGATGTAGGTGGTGACTGGGAACGTAAGTAGCGTAAAGCAGTTGTATTCGTTCCCGTTGGTAATCTCAAAGAATACATCTCCATCGTCGAAACACTCTTCTTTAAACCACTTACTTGCCTTATACCCTTGCTCCTCGGCTATCCTCGCCAAGTGTTCCATCTGCTCCCAAGTATCGCAAAGAATGGCTTTGTTTGTGAAGTTCATAGATTTGATTTTATGCGGATCATGATAACTTTTTTCCGGCATTATTTCTTTTTGTTCTGTTGCCATATATTGTAAAGATTTATTATTGATTCTTTTGATGTACCCATAGTATCAGATATAAACCCAATAGCATCATTAGCTACTTGTTCAGCTTTCCATTTAGCACCTGCTTTAAAATTTAAGAAAGCACCGTGTAATGGATGTATTGGATTGTTTAGATGGTCCCACGCAGTATGATAGGTATCTTTATATAAATCTTTAAAGACATCTTCAAGTTCTTGGTCTACTGAATCCAGTTTTGTAGAAAACTCTCCAAGTGCTTTAAATTCAGGTGTTAAAGTAGCACTACCTGTCATACTTGTAGCTGCTTTTATGAACGACTCTTTTTGTTTTTCAAACAGCTCATCAACAATTACTACTTCGTTATCTGAAGTTTCTGGCCATACATGGTCATCAGGGATTGCGAGCATGTCGGGGGTGTTGGATGGAATTGGTTCTAACTGTGACATTCTGAAACAATCGGTCATGCCATTAGGTAATACAACTGTGGCAAAATCTCCATTAATAGCCCTTATTATTGCGGTTCCTTCGAAAGATGTTACCCTCACTCTATCCCCCTTCTTAAACTTTGGTTGGTTGTTCATTTCTGTTACTTCTGACACATGGACAATTACAGGACCAATATCCGTAGAAACAGTACAAATGTCATAGTTGAATTTAGATACAACTTCACCGTTTTTACCCTTGTGTTGACCTTCTGTGATGGTTACTTTATCACCGTATTTTGGATTATTCATTGTTTATGTTTTTAGAACTATACCTGAACATTTTTATCTGTCCAGGTATAGGTTGTTGTGATTGATCTTTTTATCCTATCTGAAATACTCCGGATAGAAGACCTCCCCGGTTGACACATTTGGTCACAAGTGGTAACTGTACTTTCTTATACCTGCGTTTTAGATTCAGGTAAGATACTTTCAGTTGTTCCCATGTTTTGTTGACAAATGAGATGAATTTTACTTTTTTCATTTTATGCGTGGTTTAAGATGCTTACTTTGATCCGGCATCAGCTTTCCGGTTATTTTATATTAAGTTTTATCTTTATTAAAATGATAGGGTTTATAACAGTAGAAAATGGAAATTACTCGTGATCCGGATTGGATTCGAACCAATGACCCCAAGCTTAGAAGGCTTGTGCTCTATCCAACTGAGCTACCGGACCATTCCACAAATTTATATTTTATGGACAATTATTTGTATTTATCTATAAAATCGGTGTAGTGGATAACAGTCTCATCAGAGAACACTAAATCATAATTTGAATATGTATTATTTTCTGAACATGAAAAATATCTAAACCCTCTGCTTATATACATTGGAGTTATTTGCTCAACTTTCAGTCCTACACTTTCTGCCATCTCTACTATTTCTGTCATCTGCCTATCATTATCACATTCAATAGCCATATCCTTAAATGAATCAGCACTCAATACCTCTTTTTCTTCTTTCTTGTACTTAGATCTGCAGGTAAAGAGTATTTCACCGGTAAATTCTTTGTAGTTTTCTTTCTTGAAACCTGCTATTTGTGTTGCTCCTGTTTGAGATATTTTAGTTCCGTAGAATATATCTGAATCATCCGACCAGGTATACACAATGACTATTTCTGTATCTTCTGCAGTTACCCGGTATACTATTTTACCTGGATCAAGTCTTAGTTGTATCTTGTTCATATTATGTTATTTATGGTTTATGAATTGAGTTTGATTTTTACAAAAGTAATATTTAGCCTTAGTATGGTGTAGCGGCCCACTCTTTTTATAATATAAGCAGGTAAGATGTTTGATGGTTATTTCAGGTAAAATGATACACACTACTTACCTGGATACTTAAAATGAAGGCCGGAGATAAGAATATCCCCAGCCTATTACCCTAAACCATGAAAACATCTACTTACAATCAATTAGGACCAGAATAGGATTTGAACTTATACTACTGCAAGCGGACTGGTACTACATCTTCTGATGTGCTCCCATTTCAGTATGCTACCATTACATTATCTGGTCAATTTTACTCTCTGTAATTAGTAGTGTTGTAGTTTCTCATTTTACGAGGCTAATAGTCAATTAAGAATGTACCCTCTTATACATTCACTACAACAACTACTAATACAAAGAGCAATGATGTTATTTCAGTTTGTAATGAGAGAACTCAGATAATGCACATGAGTGATAAAAACCTTGATCATCTATAATTTCTATTGGAAATGTATAATAAATTGGTTCTTTTACAATAGTATACTCTTTACCTGCTGTCAAGTATTGTTCTCCGGATGAAGTTATTGTCTGATTTTTCTTAGCTACGACTATAGTACCTACAGGTAATATGCGTACTATATCAGATATTTCTTTGGTTATGCGTATGTAATTAGGATCTTTTTCCATTTTGTTTTGGTTTAGAATGAATGATTTTATTGAAGGAATAGGTATATAAGGCTGCATTATCGTTCCCATATTTACTCAAAGAACTTATTTTACAAAGGTACTATACAATCAGATAACCGGACAATAGAGAATAGTTGGGTTGTCTCGATGTACATCTACAAACCACTCTGCTTTATTGAATTGTGCTATATTGAATGGTTTGGTGATCAGGTGGATACCATTCTTTGTATTGAGAGTAGTGTATAGTTTGTAACCAACCGGGTCACAATCATTTATTGTCATCAGTATACCTGCTGCTATAATATCATCTTTAGTATCAACATCTACTATCCATTTCTTCTCCGGTTCTGCAGAATACATACCACATACACTATTATAGGCATTACGAGCAGACTTAAAGTCTTTGTTCATTATCTGATCAGCTACTTTACGAAGAGTCTGAAATGCTACCTGCTCAAATGATCTACGATTAAGATTAATACAAGCACGAGCATTATGAAAATCACATAAGCAGATAACCTCTGACATTATACCTGCCAGGTAAGCAAGAGAAGATACATAATAGGTCTTAACAACAACACTATTAGAACCAAGCTCAGGATGTTCCTTCTTTCTCTTAATGATCTGTAAATGATAGAAGGTATCAGGTACACCATTACCAGATAAGCGGGTAAAGTCCAGTAATGGAACTATTTCATTGTAGTTATTGATCGGTCTGTTCA